CTTGATTTGTGACACGAATCTGTCGAATTGCGTATTTCCCAGTGATCAGTGAAACTTGTCCATCAATTTCTAAAACAGATGATCTTTCTCTGTACAGAAGTTTCATGACCTTCTCCATTGGTTCTGTATGTTCGAAGATGCTCTTGAGGATTGTCGAATCATCGTCATTTACTGAATAAACGTTGAACCTCATAAACCTGTGCTCATTGTTGATTCCTATGACAACACAATAGAACTTTCTCTTCTGTAGATCGATATCTAAAGATAACGAGTGTTCACCACTTACGACGATATTCTTTGTCGAAATAGAAATTGAGAATGGCTTTCCATCCACCTCGATCACTTTCGAAAGACTGTCGTCCAAGAGTTCTATCCAAAACATGAATGACAGTCCTTGCTTTGAAGAAACTCTCTGAGAATATTTCAGAGCAACCTCACCTGCCTTCCCTATTGACATGTCGTAGATGAACTTTCCAAGTGAGTTACCATTGTTGTCATAGTCGCATCTTTCAGATTTCACCAGACTTGGATCAAACTCTGAGTGTACTAAATCATCAACACCTACGTTGTCCAGATTTTGCTTTGTGTTCTGTATGTCTTCCATTTCATCGATTTGATCGTCTGAATAATCGTCTATTTTCACGTGTTCTTTTAAGAACTCAAGATCCTCATCTCTTTTGTCGACATTCGTCATGTCTTCATACTTCTTGATTGTGCAGACATAGAAGCTTCCATGTTCACCTATCCCATGATTAAGATAAACGTCTTGAATGTAGTACATTCTGCGAATCTCCGAGAAGTAAAGGTAGTCCATTTTTCTTGGTTCTTCTTTTACCCCAAACACTTCTTCGAAATAGGTCTTCTCAAAGTAGACTTCCAACTTCTCAAACTCGATCCCCCATTGTGAGAACTCGTGCTTAGGTTCTGGGATCTGATTATCCTTCAAGACAACTTTCAAGATCTTCATCGCCACAACATTGTGCAGAGAATATTCTCTTAAGAACTCATCTTTGGACTTCAGATCTGGATTTGTGTGCCAATACTTCATACTTACCGCTGAATGTTGCTGAATGTAATAGTTCATGTCGATCTCCAGTTTCTGAAGACCTATCGACATTCGAGCGTAATCTTGAAGAGAATCCACACCAGACAGCAGGAATGATTCTCCTTGATCTATGAAAGTCGTCTGTGGAGATTTGTACTTGATAAGTGGCTTCTCGATCTCTATTTTTGATCCTAAGAAGTTTTCTACAAGGACATATCTGACTTTGATGTACTTATCGTGGATTCCAACAAGAGAATCTCTGTTATACGCTTTCCACGTGTCCCAATTTTTCCCATCGGAAGAAGTCGAAAAATCTCGAAGAAGAAGTGAAGATGAGTTCTCACCTTCCACTTTCTCCATGACATATTCGATCTCCATTGGTGATTTCTCTATGTCGAATATAGCAACAGAACCTACGGTCTCCAATTTTTTCATACTTTTTTCGAAGAAATGTTTAGTTGTTTATCTGCTATAAGATGGTGCAGATAGGTAAAGACAATCAATAAACAACGATTAGGTAAAAATGAAGATTCTCATAATTGGTGACGTTCACGAAAGCGACTTTTGGACAGAACATGTTCAAAAAAACAAAGATCGTGTGGAGAAGATCGTTTTTATGGGAGACTATTTTGATTCATTTAAAAAAGTCTCTGCGCAGGTAGCTTTCGAGAACTTCAAGAAAATCCTCGCTCTTCGAGAATCTCTTGGAAAGGAGAAAGTCATAATGCTTATTGGAAACCATGACTTCCATTATACAAAGTTCTGCATGGGAAGATACAGCGGATTTTCAACCACGACTTTTGTCCTTGTAGGAAGTTCACTTGATGAGCTTGTAGACAATGGAACTTTGGTGCTCTCCTATGAATCTGACGGTTATCTTTTCTCTCATGCTGGGGTTTCAGAGACTTGGTTCAAGGAGATGATCGGAGAAGATTCAAGTGTTGAAGATATCAACCCATTATTCAAGCAATCTCCAAGAATCGTCGAGTTCCGAAAAGATGCGAGGACAACGTCACAATATGGTGACAACATTCATCAGTCTCCGATTTGGATTCGACCAAATGCTCTCTCGGAAAACCCTTACGGAGATTATCATCAAGTCGTTGGTCACACCGCTTTTGATTTCTCAAATGTCGATTCTAATCGTGTGGCTATGGAAAATGGTAAGAACCTCTACTTCACAGATTCTAACCAGCACGAAGCATTTATCTTGGATACTGTCACTGGAGAATCAGAAATCTTGAGATAAGAATAATTCGAACACAGATTGGGCGTAACAACTTTCCGTTTTGTTGTTACGCCCAATTCGTATTTGTTTTCAAACCTAATCGATAAACTCGTAGTTGTCGGGATTGTTTACAATGTAGCAACCTACATCAATGTAGTAAAATTCACCACCACTTTTTATTACGTTTGATTCTCGAACATCATCAATTAGGTAGTAACCATCAAAGTAGATGTTTCGAGAGTAACCAGTTTCCTTGTTTTTACATGGTATAAAACCTCTCTTTCGAAGATCTCTTCTTATTTCTTCTTCTGTAGCATCAACACCTTCGATGAACTTCTGGGTGGTCATGAAATAACTACTGTCGTTCTCGATTATACAGAAAGCGATCGGTGTTATCTTACTCTCTGGGAAAACTTTGTTATAAGTTTTAAGAGATCTGCACCAGAAGTCAGCATTTACTTCATAGTCACAAGATACACCAAGAAGTCTTGTGGATGTGCTCTTGACAACCTTGTCTCCGTCGATATGCTTCCAAACGAAACTTTCACCACCTGTGTTCAATGGTTGCATAATGTCACCATCAATAACACTTGCTAGTATTTCGTCATAGATATCAACATCGTAGCCACAATCAATAACCCTTGTGAAATCTGATCTCCAACTTTCAAAGATTGGTTTTATTAGGTGGTTCATGATGATTTTTCCGTTTCTTTATGTAAAATAAAGAAACGTTTCCGTCGGGCAAATATACCACCTTAAATAAGCAAAATATCTAAAAGAAAGACGAATTAAAATATGAGTAACAATACAAGAGATTATCACTTCTCCAAGAGTAGAGTGAATAATTCGCTGGATGAACCATTGTTCCTTACGAAGTTCTCTGCAAACATCATACTTCCAGACATCCTCAAAGAAAAGTACGGTACTGCAGAACTTCTCCACGAACAGATGCTGAAAATTGGTGGTCTTGATCTCGATAAGGTACCAGGTACTGTCACACAGAAGTTCCGTTATAACGATAGATCGTTCATTGGTACTATTCTTGATACTAAGGTCGAACTTTCGTTTGACTTTGAAGTAAACGTCGATTCAGAAACGAACGTTCCTTATCCTTACAACCTCCTACAGGATTGGCTTCGTCTCTGTTATGATCCTAACACTGGTTTCCAATCACTCAAGAAAGACTATGCAGGGAAATGTACGATAGACATCACTGACAAGATCGGTAGACTTATTCGACATGTCGACGTGGGTATCATGTTCCCTAAGTCAAATCTACCTGCATGGGAACTGAACAACACACAGGAAGCGATCTATAAGATCACTGGCTTTAAGTTCCAGTGTGAAAATGTGAAATCTTACAGAGCAGAAGACATTTAGGAATCTTCTCAGCTTTCATAACCATCATTTATCAGATTGGGCTGTCGGGGAGAAATCTCGACAGCCCAATCTTTATAAGAAAGGTGAAATCAAAACCAACTCTCCCACTTATGAAAGTCTTAGAACTCTTGAAGAATCTGAATCACGAGGTCATTAACCTCTTTCACGATTCTATAAACTCATCAATGACACGTGAAGGCATCTGCTTTGATGATCTTCGTGTGTCCGTCTCTTTACACGAAGGTAAATCTGTTCACGTCGATTGTAACATCTCTCAAGGAGGTTCAGAAAAGACTTACACGATCTGCATTATGACAGATAGCGTTCTCTATGCTCTTTGTGATACATTAGTCTATGGGAAATACCATAGTGAAAATCAAAGTGTTATAGAAATTGTCGATGATTCCACCACTGTTGGTGATGTAGTTGAAAGATTTGTGAAATACATCACTCACAGATAGCCTGTAGATCGTTTTTATAAGCTTTAACGTGCCGGGTTGATGGGGTATCTTTTCCACATCATCACGGCACGATTTATAAGAAGAATAGGAAATTCGATAAAAGAATGGAAAATCTAACGACAAATCTGACAACAATAGACACCACCAGATTAAAAAGGTATCTTCTACTGATTGGTGACTTACACTTTGGTCGTGCTTCCAATGATCAGTCCGAACTCGATGAAAGTGTGAGATACTTCCACGAGTTCTTGTTCCCACTTCTCGATAGAATGAACGAGAAATGTGATGGGAACGTGTCAATCATTCAGATGGGTGATGTCTTTGATAATAAGTCATCGGTTGGGACACTTACAGGCAACAACGTCATCGATATCTTCTTAAGACTTGCATCAAAGAACGACGTTTATGTTCTTGTAGGAAATCATGACACTGTTT